TGTCCGTTGTCAAAAGGTATGTTCTTACGTGCAAAGTATTCATCGTTAAATCCACTTACACGATTGAAGTAGTGCATAAAGTCGTGATAGAATTCACTGTTGGTATCATGCCACAGTTTGTAGTTTGTATCTATAACTGCTTTGTGATAATGAAACACTTCCATTTCTTCTGTGTCAATAGCATCTGCTATACAATCAAATGCACCTGCCGTCCACTCTTCAACACTCTGTGTAGGATTAGGATCAAGTGTAACCCATACCATACCTCCGTGTTTGACTTCACAATGTAGCTGTGTACCTTGATAGTCTGTTATGGTTCCTGAGGGTGATGTTATATGAGGATTGTTGTTTAGGTATGCTACAACACCTTTGCTTTTGTTTATTGCTATTACGTTTACACCTGCTATCTGTGTGGTGCGATAGTCATCAATGTGATACATCTCACTAGTGTGACACATTGGAACCCAAACCTTTTTAAAGATCTGTTCTTGTTCTTGTGCAAATATTTCTGGACAGTTGTAGGCTGTGCTACTAATTGATTCTACTACTGGCTTCTTTAACCAGTTGGCGTGATTACGTGGTGGCATCTAGTTCTCCTTACGATGTATTTAAACTAATATAACACGTAAAAAGAGCTTTGTCTAATAGACTGTAACTATGAAGTAATAGTCAAAAGAAAAGGCCCCGAAAGGCCTTTCCTTAAATATTCAAAACTTATGAAGGTCGAATATCTGATGCTTGTGGACCTTTAGGTCCTTCCGCCATTTCGTAAGTAACTGCTTGATTCTCGTTAAGAGATTTATAACCGTCACCTGAAATAGCTGAGAAATGAGCGAATACATCTTTTCCGCCGTCGTCTGGAGTAATAAAGCCAAAACCTTTGTCTGCATTAAACCATTTTACTTTTCCTGTTGCCATTTTTATTTCCTTAGTTATTAATTATGCCGCCTGTCTTTCTACTTCTTTGTCTTTCACGACATAGGTAGCCGACTTCTTGCCTGTTTCTGGTCGGATAGGCTCCAACCATGAGTCCGCTATGTATGCTTTAGGTGAATCTCCAAACTGATTTTTCAATCCAGTTGCTTCAATCCACCAGTAATGATCTGTCACAGGACACATGCATGAGACACCTCTGAAATCAAAGGTATCATTCTGCTTGTACTTTCCAATGTATTCTTTAACAAGAACAATCTTGCCGATATTTTCAGGTCTTACTGAATGTATCACTTTTGCTAAATCGCCTTGTTCGCACTTCATATTACTTTAACCAAGCTACTCGCTTTCCTTCTTTAACACGTCGAGCGTGTTCCTCTTCTGAGCCAGGATATCGCCAAGCCCAGATTGCTACTAGCACCATTGCACCACCACTCCACATAATCGCTTTCAGATTCTCTGTAGCAAACCATGTAAAGATAATAGTTGATGCCATTACCAATACCATTAAGTACTTTCCCTTTGTAGGGAAAACACGTTTTTTGTTCCAATTTGTTAAAAACTTACCAAACCACGGGTGATTGTATAACCATTTTTCCATTCTTGGCGAACTTTTAGCAAAGGCCCATGCAGCGATCACTAAAAAGATGCTGAATGGAATACCGGGCGTTACAATTCCAATGTAGGCTAAACCTACACATAGAAAACCTATACCCATGTATATATATTTTTTAATTTGATTCATTTATGTACCGCCTTTGTTATATTATATAGTATGCTGTGCTTTTTGTCAACTATGATCTGACTGGGCGGAAAATGCCAGATATTCTACCATTACTCGATCTCCAGCCACCTCTCCAACTATTTGTAATTGAGCCACCTGAAGGGTTGTTGTTTGTTGCACTTGCTTTATCACTTTGATTGCCGCCGACAAAAGTATATACACCTGGCGACGGAACAGTGTATATAAAGTTAACGTGACTGTAGTTCCAAACCACAATGTCACCTGGTTGACCATCTGATAGTGGCACAGGAACGCCACCGTATACGCTTGTTTTATCTCTAAAGTCATATGCTCTAGCACTTTGCATATATTTGTAACCTGTTCTTTTTAATACCCAATTACAGAATCCTGCACACCAAGGTGTTTGATCTGTTTTCCAATATGATGTATCTGGAAAGCCTAATTCTTTCCATATGCCTATAATATTTCCGTTACTAGGATCAACAGTTTCGTCCCATGCGTTGGTTGCTGCTTCGTCTAGTAGCTGAGTTAAGAATCCTGGAATTCCATTTGCTGCTGCTGTTGAATTGGCAGCACTTGCATCAACTAGTGGAGTCGTAGTTCCTAGGTCGTCAACACCAGCTGCTGGAGCACCTTCATACCTTTGTGGTACTTGGTTCTCTGCAATAGTGCCATTACTTTGTGTACCACCAGTTGCTCCTACATCGGGAGGATTTGATATTGCTTCTTGTATAACTGCATTAATTGCTGCCGCTGCCGCAGGTGAAATTATAATCGGAGGTACATATCCTTCGTTTGCCCAAACGTTTGGAGAACCACTTTCTGCTGCATTAGCCACCCAACTTCCGTGTCCGTCTGTTGCATCATTCTTGCGGTGTACTTTTATGTTGTTTGCAAATACTGTAGGTGAACCAGCCGCAGCAGGATCTCCACACGCAGTAGTATCGCCTACACGTACAGTTTGTTCGTTATTTGTAAACACAGTTGGCGAACCAGATGTGTATGCTTCTTGATGAAATGGATTGGGAGTAGGACTTGCATGTCCTTTGTGCTTATCTACATTTGTTCTTACTACTTCTGGCATACTAGTACTTATCTACTTTGATAGTGCAATACCTGTAGTAGTTTCAGTATATTGTTTACTGATGTTATCTTCTGTTTTAGCAACACAACTTACTGCATTTGCTTTAAGCATAAATTTGCCAGCTGGTGATACGCTAAACATAAATGGTGCAAGACCTAATCCTTTTTGCTGTGCAATAAGAACCATTGGCTTGTGTAATACATAATGTGTATCAGTTTCTTCTTCTAAACGTCCTACGATTTCTTCGCCTGACGCAAGTTTAAAGGAGACATTATCGCCTACTTTGTATGGTGTTTCAATTAACATATTATTATCCTAGTGAGTGTCCAGTACCGTTATAACCTGTGTCTTCAACGTACTTGAGTAATTCGTTGTATCCACCGATCTTTTCTTCACGTACTGTAATTTGTGGGAATGTTCGTGCTGTTGGGAATTTTTCAAAAAGTTGTTCGCGAGTAAAGTCTACGTCTAATTGTTTATAGACAAATTCAAACTGATTCGTTTCACAAAATTTCTTAGCCCTGTCACAGAACGGACAAGCTGGTTTACCGTATATCTCTATCATGTGTTATCCTACGTAAATAGTTTCTTTCTTTTTATTAGTTACCTTAACCATGATAGCACCAGCGTTCTTCTTGGATATTGCCGCATTGATAGCAGTGGCTTCAGTACCGTATGTACCGTACGTTGTCCACGCTTCGAATGGGGAATGTCTTCTAAATTGAACTCTGAACATACTATTACTTATCTAAAGTTGGAAACCTTCGAACGTCTTTTCATCAACATCTTGTTTAACTCCGCCGATAATATAACTTTCGATTTCAGTTTCCTGTGGTGCAACTTGTAGCCCTGAGCTACTTAACCAATGTTGTGTCCACGGTAAAGGATTTGTTGTCAAAGGACGATCATATATTGGATCCATACCTAATGCTTTAAGCCTTTTGTTAGCAATAAACTCTACATATGCATGTAACAAGTTTGCATTAAGTCCTACAATAGAACCTTTTTCAAACAAGTAGTCTGCCCATTTCTTTTCTTCCTCAACACAGGTACGCCATAGTTCATAAGATTCTTCTTTGCATTCTTTTGCAATCTTAACAAAGTCTGGATCATCGTCACCTTTGGCCCAATGCTTAAGAATATGTGTTGATAAGTTCAAGTGCGTTGCTTCATCACGTGCAATTAATGAAATGATCTTTGCAGAGCCTTCCATCTTCTTTAGCTCGCCAAATGCAAACGTACATGCAAATGAAACATAAAAACGCAAACCTTCTAAAATATTTACAGTCATCATAGCTTTATACAATTGCTTTTTAACTTCGTACATGCTACCTTTACCTTTGTACATGTAATCTGTTACAATTTTATGAAACTTATCGTATTCTGCAGATACACTTTCTGCTCTTGCAATAATTTGCTCATCATCTAAAATAGTATCAAACACTTCTGCTGGATCAGCATATACATTTTTTACAATGTGTGTATAAGAACGACTATGGATAGTTTCTTGGAAGTCCCATGCTACAATACAACTTTCTAATTCTGGATTAGAACAGTAAGGTAAAAAGTTTAAACAAGGTCCGCGTCCTTGTACACTATCAAGTAGGGTTTGATATTTTAAGTTTGATGTAAAGATGTGCTTCTGTGCATCTGTAAATTCTGCATAGTCACCTCTATCTTTCTGTAAGGAAACTTCTTCAGGTCTCCAAAAATAACCTAACATGGTTTGATTAAGTTTGTCATACTCCGGATAACGAAATACGTCATAACGTTGGGTGTTTTGATCTTCTCCAAAGAACATATACTGCTTTGTGAAGTCTACTTTATTACGATTAAAAACTGTCTTTGTCACTGTGTGTGGTTCCTCTTTTATATATTACACGCTTCGCATTCTTCACCTTCAAGTTCTTCTACTGGTTGTAGATCACCGTTCATGTGTGAATGTCCATTCATTTCAACTTCTGGTTCTTGTACTTCATCATCACCTTTAAAGTCATAAGTGTTTTGATAATAACTTGTCTTCCAACCTAACTTATAAGTTGTCAACATGTCTTTCATCATTACGCTCAACGGAACTTCATTGTTCTCGAATTGCGTAGGGTTGTATGACCAATTACCACTAATGGATTGATCAAAGAATTTTTGCATAACTGCTACAACATTGATATACCCATCATTGCTTGGCATATCCCAAAGTAAAGTATAGAAATTCTTTAGTTGACTATACTGCGGAACAACCTGTTTAAGAGGCCCTTTTTTACTTTTCTTAACGGACAAGTATCCTCTAGGTGGTTCAATTCCATTTGTTGCGTTCGACACAACGGAACTGCTCTCCGAAGGCATTTGTGCGGACAATGTGCTGTGCCTAAGGCCGTGTAGTTTGATGTCTTTGCGTAAAGAATCCCAATCATACTGTAATTTTGATTTTACAACTCCGTCTATATCTTTCTTATATGTGTCAATTGGCAATATGCCGTCTGCATATTTAGTACGATTGAAGTAATCACATGCACCACGTTCTTCAGCAAGTTCATTACTTGCAACTAACAAGTAGTATTGAAACGCTTCTGTAAGCTCGTGTACTAATGTCCATGCTTTAGGATCATCATACTTAACTTTATTCTTTGCAAGATAGTGTGCAAGTCCAATATAGCCTATGCCTAATGAACGCCTTGCTTTAGTACTAATCTCTGCTGCCTTAACAGGATAACCTTGATAGTCGATAATTTCTTCTAATGCTCTAACAGCAAGATCACATAAAGGTTCTAGTTCTTCTAGTTTGTTAATTAGCCCTACGTTAATAGCACTAAGAATACATAATGCAATTTCGCCTTCCTCATCATCAATGTGTTGAATTGGTTTAGTTGGCAGTGTGATCTCTTGACACAAGTTACTCATGTACACAGGATCTTTGAAAGAACTGTGCGAGTTGCTGTGGTCAACATTCATAATATAGATACGTCCTGTTTCAGCACGTTCTTTTAACATGTTACCAAACAATTCTTTTGCACTTACTGTTTTCTTTCTAATAGATGTTTTACGTTCTGCTTTTTCATATACATCTTTAAACAAATCGTTGTCGCCTGAGTAGAAAGCATCATACACTTCTGGGACTTCGTGTGGAGAGAAAAGAGTAATGTCTTGACCAGACAATAACCTTTCGTAAAATAATTTATTAATTTGAATAGAATAATCTAATCTACGTACACGGTTGTCTTCAGTACCTTTATTATTTTTTAATACAAGTATGTCATCAATTTCATAATGCCAAATAGGAAAATGAGTTGTTGCTGACCCGCCACGTACACCGTTCTGTGTACAGCTTCTTACTGTAGATTCATAAACTTTTAGAAATGGGATAACACCAGTGTGTGCTACTTCGCCGCCCCTGATCTTCGAGTTAATCGCTCTCGTACGACCCGAATTGATTCCGATACCAGCTCGCTGAGCGATATAATAACCAATAGCGGAGTTGCTACTAAAAATACTAGACAAAGTATCGTCAACATCAACCAATACACAACTAGCAAACTGGCGGATTGGAGTACGAACGCCAGCCATGACTGGGGTTGGTATGTTGATTTTAAAAAGAGAGGTCGCGTCATAATATTTTTTTACATAACTTAATCTGGTTTCTTTAGGATAGTTTGCAAACAACGTTGCCGCAATCATCATATACATGAACTGCGGAGTTTCATAGATGTTGCCATTACTTCTGTCCTGACACAAATACTTATCCACAACTTGACGAAGACCTGCATACGTAAATTCTTCATTACGATCATGCTTTAACCAAGTATTCATTTTCTTTAATTCTGTATCGGTATATTTTTCTTTAACGTTAGCGTCATACACACCACGCTCAATATTACGATCAATTATTGTAGTGAGAGAATCATGTTCATACTTCATGTATACCTTTTTATGCAGTCCATACAACAATAATCTTGCTGCTGCATATTGATAATTAGGATTTTCTAACGATATAAGATCGTTTGCACTTTTAATTAATATTTCTTGGATTTCTTCTGATGTCATGCCGTCATAAAACTGTAAATCAGCGTTCATCTCGATCTGTGAACTACTCACTCCAGCAAGACCAGCACAAGCTTCTTCAACAACAAAGTGCATTTTATCTAAATCTAAAATCTCTCTGCTACCGTTTCTTTTTGTGATGTATATATCTTTGCTCATTTCTCTCTCATTTTAATTTTGTGTACAGAGGTATTTAGTTTTAGTACCTGCGAATGCAGGATCTTAGTGGCTAAAATTTATACCAGTGGACTTATTATAATACTTGTTTAATTGTACAGTCAGAATGCTTGTTGGACAAGAAGAAAATATATTTTTCTTAGCCATTTCTAACTAGACGCCGTATTGAATGTCGAATGACAGAGATCCTGTAGCACCTGTTGCAATAGGATTCTTATAAGACAACACTACGGTATCAGTGCCACTGTCAGTGTCATTGTCACGTAAAGCGGCTGAGAACTCAAAACCAGTCATTACAACACCGCCCGCCGAAGCAGTAGTAGTGTCGGAATATTCGTAATTATCTGATAAAGATAATTTTGAGATGTCATCACCGATTGTGATATGAACAGATCCTCTACGAACATGGTTAGCAAGTCTTAGTGTGTAGTTAATTTTCATAAATGCATTTAGTGCTGAGAAAACAGCAACAGGTCTAAAACTATCAGTTGTATAAATCTCTGAATAGTTTTTGTCTGTGAAACTAACAAAGTCACTACCTTGCACTTCTGCAATGGCTGCTACAGTCTCTGTGTTCACGACTCCTGCGTCTTGTTGTCTATCACTTGTACATTCACGGACCACGTTGTTTCTACTTTCACCAAACTCAACAATAGTTGATGTTGGGTTTGCAGATGATCCTGTGTTGTTTCCACAACTTACAAAATCACATCTACTAATTTTTGTACCGTATCCATAGTTTGCATAGAATGCTTGTTTGGCAATTTCAGTAAAGTTACAGTCATTGATGATCCAGTTGTTACCTTGCCCTGTTACTCCTGCAATGTAAATGGCTGTGTCATTAACGTTGAAGTCACTGTGGATGATTTCAACTTTAGTTGCTGTGTTTACTGTTTGGTTGCACTTTATACTGATGGAGTTATCTTTGAACTTACAATGTTTAATTTTAACTGCGTCTACTTTGAGACCTGCTAAGTCGTTGTTCCATATTACAGATGCACTCTCTGTAGCATAGTTTGAAACTGGTGCACCTAAGCTATATTCTCCATCGAATATAATTCCTTCTAGCTCTACATCTTTAGCACCTGTAAGAACAAGTGAGCCCGAAGAACGTTTAATAGTAAGATTACTAATGTGTATGTTCGTTGGTCTGTCGCTGCTTGTAAATGATGCAAGTGTAGTTCCTTGTGAACTAATGAGCTGTATGTTTCTTGTATCTAAGTTTAGTATTGCACCCTCTGCTGTTTCACCTCTAATGATTGCATTGCTAGGAATCTCAAGTTCTCCTGTAAACAAATATTCACCATTAGGTACAGTTAGTACTTTTTTAAAGTCAGGATCTGCATTTCTAAATAATTGTGTAAAAGCACTTTCAAATGCTGTTACGTTATCAGTTGAACCGTCACCTACTGCTCCAAAGTCTGCAACACTAACTTCCATCTCATCAATCTTACCTAATAGTGTACGTGATTGACTTTGTGTAATTGAAGGATTGTCTGATGCAAATTTATAGCTAGATGCTAGTTCTAAAATATTATCATGTTCGGTTAATACTTTTGTATTACCTACGTAAGGAGCACCTTCTGTAGTTGATCCATTACCAATATACAGTTCTTGTGTGTCTACTGCCCATGCTAATTCTGCTGAACTTAATTGTGGTACACCACTAGAAGAGTTCTTTTTACCTCTTCTGATCTGAATCTTTGATATTTGAACTACAGCCACTTATTTGCTCCTGAAATTGTTATTAGTATTTATGTCAATCAGTTCGCAAGTAGGGATAGCTTGTGTAACCTTGCTACAATTGCTTGTATAGCACTATTATGCTTTTGATGCGTAGTATTCTTCTACTTTAGAAAGCCACTTGTCTTGATATTCGTTCCAAGTATCTGGAGTAAGATCAAACTGTTGATACTGTAAGTCTCTGCTACACATAAAAATGTGTCCTTCACGGATATCAGTACCATATACTTCATTGTGTGCCATTGCATAGGCTACTAACTGTAGATAGTAATCTTCAACCCATTCTGCTTTCTTAGGTTTGTTAGTTTGCTTATGGTCCATAATAGCAGGTTTGCCCTTGAACACACCACATAAGTCTGTTGTACCTGAATATAAACCTGGAAAGTATAATGCTTGTTCTATTGACCATATTTCATCTACATGTTTTAACCCATTTTCAATAATAACATCTGCCATCTTGTTTGCTTGTACATGCACAGGATTATTACCTGGTTGCCTTTGTTCGCCTACAACATATCTTTCTAAGTTGTTGTGCATTGCAGTACCAACTCCGGCTGCTTCAGTAGTGATGCGTTTTGCATTGGCTTCACCAACTCGTTTGCGCCATTCAATAAGATGAGTCATATCTTTAGTTGAACTAAGGATAGTTGTTACACTTGGTAACTTCTCATCGTCTGGAGTTAGGTAAACACGTTTGCGTGTTACAGGGTCATTGATCTGTTTTAAAGATTTATATTCAAAACGTTCAACAAAAGGCGGTGGTGTCATTTCTATAGTTTCATGAGTCATACTGTATATAGTACTACCTTTCTAGTGTTTTGTCAAGTGTGGATTATGTTTCTTGAGATAATTGCTGTGGTGCTGCACTTGCTGCTGTTTGATCTACAGCGTCTTGACTGCTTTGATCACTTTGTGGGGATTGTGGATCTGCGTCTGGTGCACCTGGTACATCCAATTCAATTCCGTCTGCGTTAAAGTTCTTTACAAGACTTTGGATTGCAGGACTACTGTCGTAAATTGCTTTGAACGTTTCGTAGTCTGCTGCTAATTGGATTTTATTTTTTAATGCTAAGTTTGAAAGTCCTGCCCAATTCATTTTGGCGGGAGACTTTTTCATTTCTGCACGTCCGATAATATTTTTTAACAAGATTACATACTTGTCAATAGTTTCGTCGGTACCTGTGAATTCAAAGAACCTCATGGTTAAACCTCTGTTTGTGCTTTTCTAAGTTCTCTAACCTGTGCTTCAAGTTCTTGTATTTTGTCTGCAAGTTCTTTTCTTTCGGCTGCTTTTTGTGCAGGATCTTTTTCTGTTTTTGCTAGAGCGTTTGCTACTGCACCTTTGCCTTTCATAGCGTCTGCAACATCACCAGCACCCATTGCAGATGCCGCTGCTGCTGTAGCGTTGTATCCTAGTTTGGCTGCACCAACACCGAGCTTGGCTGCACCTTTAACAGCGCCGCCGATACCTCTAGCTACTTTACCTATAAGTTCAGTAACTTCTTGGTCGTCTGCATCTTTGATGAACTCATGCAGTCTCATGTATTATCCTGCTAGTGTCTTAAGTAAGTTTGACTCGTAATTAATAGACTCACGTTTTTCACGTCCTGCTGTTTCCATTCCGCCTGCTGCTGGTTCTGCTGTTGCAAAATCATCTGCTGGCTCTTCAGCCGGTGCCTCAGCGTCTGCTGGTGCAGCCATATCGTCCATTCCACCTTCTTCTGGTTCAGCACCTAACATACCTGTTTGTGCTTCTTCGCCAGTAAGTTGTCTAATAGAACTTGCTAGTGTTTCACGTGTTGTTTTAAGATTTTCTAATGCTTGTTGGATAGCTGGAGCAGAAGCTTCAATAAATGCTTTTGATTGCTCTTGGCCCATCTCATCTCTAATTGAATCGCCTAGTTGAAGAAGTGTTTCGTTTTCCATTCCGGAAAGTTCTTCAATCCAACGTCCAACTCTGTCTACCATAGTTTTAGCAGTTACAATTGCACTTGCTTGTTGGATCTCACCTTCGTTTACTTTCATGTCATCTCCTGCGTTTTCTGTTGCTTCAGCTTGGGGAGCCGCTTGTGCAACGTCTAGGGAATCAATTGCTGCTTCTTCACGTTCTAGTATCTCTGCATTAATAACATCAAGCATTGCTTGTGCTGTTTGCATCGTGTCATCTGTCAAGTCCTCATTAAATTTTGAACTTGATTTAGCATCATGGATTTGTGTACGTAACTTATTACGTGCATCTTCTAGTTTCGCCACATCAAATGCTTCAAGATTCAGTTTTTTACCGAATGTCTTGTGCATCGACTCATTCAGCTTTGCAGCCTTTGTTCTAAATAATTCGTTATGTTTCATTTTCTACAATCCCCAAAAGTTGTTATATGTATTTATTCAAAACTCCGCTAATTGCTCTGCTTCCGACTTGGCATTTATTGCTCTAAACTTAGCTTCTTCGTACCTAATCCACATAACGTCAGCTTTTAGCTCGTCTTTTGCGTTACAAGCTCTATGAAATCTGTCTAAAAATATATTACTATCTACATAATGACGGCTGTAATATAAGTCTGCTGCAAATAACTGGTCTTGTAGTGCTTTGTTTTCATTCCATGCTAACAAGTTTGCTATGCGTATTGCTACTGCATTCAAACTTATGTTTTCATATACTAATTTATCCTTTTTCAGTATATTTTTAAAAGGACCATCTGATTGGATCAGAACGTCACCAACATGGATACCCTTATCTGACTTGGTAGGCAGTATGGTTCCTTGTTCGAGAAACTCTCTGTAAGTCTTAGTTACGAGCTGTTCAAAACGTTTAGAAATATTTGTCATAAAAAAAAGGACCTTTCGTCCTGTGTATTTACAACTTAATTAGTTTGGTAGGTTACATCTTGAGTAGTATAGTAACTACTATCGAAAGGACTGCTGCAATTATTGTTCCTGCTGTACCAATTATAACTTTGGTTAAGCTCTTTTGACCGTCCGTAATATCTTTGTGAATGTGTTCTACTTTCTTTTCTAAATTTTCGAGGCGGCCTTCTAACTGCTCGTACCTTTCTTGGCACAAGTCAACATGGGCTTCTAAATTTTTCTTTTCTAGGCTAGTTGCCATTTTACATTCTCTCCGAATACCGTTAATTTAATAACTCTCTAGGTATTGCCTTTTTGAATGTGCCTTGTGTTAGCTGTTATCTGTCCTATGCTTTTAGTGTTTGCCTTTTACTTTCAACAAAAGTATTTATCATTTTCCTCTAGAAGTTAGGGCTCTAATCATCTTTTTAATGAGTCCTAATTCCTCTTTAACCACGCCTAAACCGTCCTGTGCTTTAGTTGTACGCAGGAGCATATCTTTTATTACCAACATAACCCAAATCCACCATGTAAAACATACTGTAGACATTATAACTATCCCTATGTATGCATAGGTGTCTAATTTTTGATAGACACCAAACAGTGCCAACAGGAAACCTACAAACATGAAGCAGCTGGTTCCGAACATAATTATATTCCAATGATGGTCTTTCATACTATTATTTACTCGCTGTTTGGTAGAGGATTGTGTCTACACTTAATTGGCTGGTTTAAGCCATACGTTTGCGTGTTCGCCTCTTGTTATAAAGCACTTCTTGTCAAACGTAACGTTATTATTTAAATTACTAATTATCGGAATACTTTCTAAGTCATCTTTAAGTAAACCTACTGGGTCGCCGTCTTTTAAAAATACATCTTCACTTTCTACGTAGAATGACCAATACCATTTAGTATCAATATCTTTGTACTCGATCATTTTAGGTTGTTCGTCCCATGTGCATAATGCTCTAAGTTCTATGCCTTGCACTAACGCATTGAAGTTTGATTGTTGGGCATGTCGTAGGGAACTTGTGTCTTGCCTATCGGGATTGGACTCTGTTATGTCAACGGTGGTTTCTACTTTGTATCTGATCATTACTCATATTTACCAGCCATAAAAAAAGGGTGCCATATAACTGACACCCTTTTTCGTATTTAGAAACTATTAACTAAATGTTGCTGCTGCAATTGTAAAGTTAGTAGAATTTCCTGAAGCTGCATTTTCAGCTGCTTTGATAGCTGCTTCTAATACACCATAACCAACAGTAGTACCGTCAGTGTCATAGACGTGTGAAGTATCTAATCCAAGTGTTAGTGCCATCACTGTGTTACTAACTCTTTCAAAGTGGTATACTTCTGCACCTGCTTGAGCAATACCTTTAATTACTGCGTCTGCAGAACCACCAGCTGTAGTAAACTGGGCTGCTGCAAATGGTGTATCACCACCAGCTGTAATTTTTAAGAAAGTAAGCTCACGTGTGCCCAACTGTGACATTGGTTGTGCTGCTTTTTGGTTATTCGCTCCAACAGTATAATCTGTTGAACCGTCGCCTCTTAAGATTTGTGCGTATAAATCTGCCATGTTATTCTCCTATATCCCTAATTAACCTGAAATACCAGGAATAGTAGCTTCAATTGACATAGTAACGCCAGTTGAACCTGTTCCGAAGTTTGAACCTGCTGTCATTACGCCTGTACCTTGTACAACTACAAATGCATCGTTAGTGTTTTTGTCTAAGCCAACAATTGTGTTTGCATCATTAGTACCAGAAACATCACCAGCTTGGATATAAACCAATGCTGCTTCGATTTCTGAATCTGTAATAGATGATTTAGCTAATTTAATAACTCTAGTTAAACCTGCAATACCGTTAGTATCACCGTTTGCTGGTAATCTGTTGTCGCCTAATTCTGCAACACCAGTTCCACTGTTATTAAAAGTTTGGAAGACGCCGCTTCCGTTTGATAGATCTGCCATAATATTATCTCCTCGATTATTAAATGATCCCGCTCAGGGACCGGCTTTTTTCTTACACTCTTATTTATCTTTTGGGTAAAAACTTATGGGTTTTGGGGTGATTTTTGACTAAAAACGCTTAATCTGCTCTAAAAGGTGTCCATCTATCACGTGGAACTAACTTAACTTTGTCTTTAGTCTTAACAAAGCCTTCACCTCCGGGCTTGCCACCTGTTGTAGCAACTACATCACCTTCTGCTTTATCAAGCTCTGCAATTACTTCATTCTTAGCTTTCATAAGCTCTGTAACAAGGAAAAATATGTTTGCCGCAGTTTGCTTACTACTGTCTATAATACTTATAATCTTTTGCTGTTTATTGGCGGAAACCTTTGAATTTTGAAGCCAATTAAGGAAACTGTCTACTCTTAGGTCGTCTAGCTTTTTAGCTCTACTCATTTGATTTACAAATGTGTACATGATATCGCTGATATCACTTAGTCCAGGACGCTTCTCAAAAAACTTAGCAATGTTTGCCTGTTCTTTGTTTGCTACCTTTTCTATGTTGCCTAAGTTATCTGCATTCACTGGCGGTGCTTTGCTTACGTACTGTTGTCCTAATACTAAAAGATCTGCTGTGCCATTAAATTGTTTTACATCTTCGATGGGTGTGCCTGACTTATCGCCAAAGTATTCATATGCTGAATGTGCTGCAACACCAACTTTACTTTTGCCTACCTTACGTCCAATATCACTTTGTGCCTTAACATTGTAAGTAGTTTGATTAGGAGTAAAACTAATTGCTCCGTCACTGCCTTGATAAGGTTTACCTGGATGGTATAGTAAGTCACCATACATGTAACCTCTGAAGTCCGGTGGAGTCGCTGCTTCGAATATCGGCCATAGGCTTGCCATATCTTTTGCAAACTTAGGTCTCCAATCTTCGCCCTTGCCTCTGCTGTTGATAAACTTTTCTAAGTCATCAGCTGAGTTAGACTTACCTTCTTCCTTACCCCAATTATTTTTTCCAACTAATCTAAACTGTCCGTCATCTTCACGCCCCCAGTACACTGTTGGATTACCATCCCATTTAACTGCAACATCACTAGCATCTTGCTCCATGCTTTTAAGAATTTCAACTGCACGTTTAGCACCGTCACTAGGATTAGTAAACACTAGGTCTTCTAAGTGATTAAACTCTCTACCTACTGCTTCTGTTAATACTGCTTCTGTTAAAAACTCAAAAGCTCTCATTTCTTAATCCTTTGTAATAGTTCATCTTTCGTAAGTTTAAACCTACTGTTCTTCCAGTCTGCTTTTAGAGTATTTAGTGTATTTCCTATCTCTGGTCCAGGTTTCATTCCCATGCGTATTAGGTCCTGTCCGTCTACAGGAAATGCAGGAATGTCTGAGTCTATATCTAAATTGTCCTTGCCTTGCATTTTTGCTAGTGCTGTAATTAGGTTACGGCTTATACCGTCAGCTAACATATCTTCTACTTTGTTTTGATCAAGTGCGTTGTCTTTGTGTTTAACTAGAAACTTAATTATTTGTGCTTCTGGATTAGACATCTTCCAACGACTTGCAATATCACCTTCGTTACCTAATTGTACTAGTGCTATTAACGGATCTTTTGTATCCTTTACTGCATTTACATTGTTTACGTTTAATCCTATAGCTTTGGCTACACCTGTTTTACTCATTGCTGTTAAAGTATCTACAACATTTTGTCCTGTAAGAAGTTTAGATACTTCTTGCCAAACACGTTCTACACTTATCTTTTTCAATCCACTTGCAGTCTTTTTAATAGCAGCGAGTGTATCTTTATCAAAACTTGGTTTGTCTAATCTACTTTGAAATCTAAAATATCTAAGAATACGTAGGTAGTCTTCTTTAATTCTTTCTTCAGGATCTCCAACAAACTTTGAAACTTTATTTTGTAAATCGTCCATGCCATTATAGTAATCATGAACTTCACCGTCCATGCTCATACTCATAGCATTGTAAGTTAAATCTCTGCGCTTTGCGTCTTGTTCCCAAGAACGTACAAATTCAACGTCAGCATGTCTGCCATCTGTTTCTTTATCTGCTCTTAGTGTGGTAATCTCGTATGGTTCGTTATTATACACGGCTGTGATAGTTCCGTGTTCAACTCCTGTTGGTACGACTTTGATTTTAGACTTTTCTAAAAACTTTGTCATTTCATCTGGAGTAGCGTCGGTAGCAAAGTCAATGTCTTTAGGCTGTTTACCTAGTACAACATCTCTAACTGCTCCGCCAACAAGTCTAAGTTCATGCCCGTGTTTTTTAAACAAATTACCTAAAAATTTTATGTCTTTGGTAATTATGTCTTTGTGCTTTTTATCTTCTATTAAGAATTCAAAAGCTCTCATTTTCTTTTCTTCTTCTTAGTCTTGTCTACGTATGTTGCATGTGGCACGTTTAAATCCTTCTTGCCATACACGGGTCCTACTTTATGCATCTTTGAAAGTTTGTCAGCTATAGAATAGCGTATGTCTACAACCTCGCTTATTCTCATTTTACAATATCTATCATCTTACGCATCCAAGCATTGTGATCCGCTTGATACGTTTCGACTTGTTTATTGTCCGGTAATTCTAAACCGTCTCTTGCGAAAGACTCTACAGCGTCAGCAACAAGTTCATCGTAGTTTGGTAACTTCTTAATGTAGTTAACAATCGACTCTACTGATTCAAGTGTTGATGGTGTTGCTGTCTGTCCTAATAGGACCTTAGCGATCTGGTTTGGATCTTGTGATACCAGTTCGTTGGTTTCTCTATCTTTCAGTCCTTCATTTGCTGACCATTTCATACCCTTGGTTTTTGCTATGCTGGAAAGTAAGATGTGTCGATGCATACCTTTATAAGGTGAGTTTGGTCCACTTCCCTGCAGGCTGAACTTCATCCAATCTGGATCACCAAACATAAAGTCTGTTTGCACAAAGCCGTTTGAATCATCCCCTTTGATTGGAGTTTTAAAGTGTACGTTGATGCCTGACTTACGTATCCACTCTTTACCGTTAGCCTCGCCACCGATTTTATCTTGTACCCAAGCAAGAAGCGTAGCTTCTAAATCTGCTTTTGTTGTACTCGAAACATCGACTGCGAGATCTAAGTCACCACTGGTATCTTTCTTACCAGTTGTTCCTAACATATTGTCTGTGAGTTCTAAGTTAGTAATTCCTTCCAACCATTGGACAGTAGGTAATACATCGCTCTTTGCAATCCTAATGGTTGCTGGCTTACCTTCCGCGTCCTTAAATATGTTACCGCCTTCTAAAAGTAGGGTCATGTTAGCGTTCTCGTTTCTTTGATTCAACGACTCGTTTAATACCTCTATCAAATTTAGAGGAATCTGAGCCTTTTATAGAATTTATAAATCTACGCTCCAGCTCAATGGCTGTTGTTTGATCGTAATGCTTATGCATAGATTCTATTAAATTAATAGCTGAGTTAATAATATTGGTTGCACGACTTTGGATCAGAGATTCCGTATCTCTACGATCTGCAATTTCATTCAATTCTTGTAAAATCGACCTTGTTTTAATTTTCATCGTGTTTTCCTAAATATTACTAAGTGTATTTACCCTTTTGTGTAACAAATTATACAACATTGATTTGTGGATGTCAAGAACATTGGTGTGCCAACATTCTTGCGGCACACTGTTGCAAAAATAGCATGACAGTCTTGCAGTAAAATACGCTCTATTTAGGGCAGTAATACTGTACTATTTTATAAATACAGGTGACAAAGACGCAGGGAGACGTTCGGAACCCTCAGGAAGTGTCAAATATACAGAGACACTGGGATAGACCAGGGCATTGTCCATGCCTTAAAAGTGATTGACGGCTGCCAAAGGCAGTTGCACCGCCGGGGAAGTTCCGGGGTATTGCTTTCCTCAAGCATCCACACAACTTAATCAAGGAGAAAAAAATGGCTACTATGCTATTCAACGGCCTTGTGAGTTTGCTTGGATCCTTTCGCACACCTAGAAGTGCGTTTGAAAAAGAGATGCTCACTTACGCCAAAACTGAGTACGGAAAAGATTGGCAATATGCCTATCAATACATGATCGCCCACAAGGGTCAAGGCCCAAGAATGGGGGTGAACGCATAATGACTGCAATTGAATTAAAACAAACTACATGGAACTTCACATGTAAAGCATGTACTATAATTCGTAACACTTTGTTTACGTTATGGGTAGGTACAATTGCTTTCGGTGAAACAGCAGGTCGTGCTAGAGCTGCTAATGAACTTGCTCGTATGGGATATTACGATCAAGCTAAAAAACTAATGACGGAGAGAGATAATGTTACTGCTAAAGAAACTGTATAACAATTTAGAAATTGCTGGATACGGTAGAGCAGCAAACTTAATGCGTCTACAAGGAAGACCGGATCTATCAGCGGACTTACTTAAAGAGCAAAAACGTCTACAAACTGTCAAGCGTAAAGCAATCGAAAGACTAGAAAGGATAAGAAAAGCCAAATCAAATTACGAGCCTGGCGATCATTACTTTAAAGGTAAGACTGTAGCATTTTGGAAGGGGCATGCATAATGTGGCCGTACACCGAAGACGAAGCCGATTGGTTGAATAGATAAAATTAAATGACAGAGCTGTAACGGCTCTGTCATAACATTGGCTCAGAAAAATTATTAAATGCGTTGACAGAGATAAATAATAGTGTTACATTACTAATGTAGCATAACACACAAACACACAAAGGAGAAAGAAAATGTCACTCGACAAAATCAAGGACGCACTACCTAAAGTGCAATTCAATAAAAACGGTTACGAAATTCGCACAGAAGTTTTAGAAATGGCTAAACACTTCACAGAGTTTGAATACTCAAACAAATGGATGGGTTGGGAAGTATCTGCAAAACGTGATAAAGAAACTGGTCAAATCATTAACAAAGTTGATATGCCAGAAATTCCAGGTTCTAAAGAAGTTTTAGAAACAGCCGAGGAGTTTTACAAGTTCGTAACAGGAACATCAAAGTAGAATAGTAATGCACATGATAATAGTTTCCTAACAGCAGGATGAAGATTATATATAGAACGGCATAGCCTCAGATAATAGGAACATTACATTTAAATTGGAGAAAGGGTAGCCAGGTTGCTACCTTTTCTTTTGGGTGCAACTTAAATACTGCCATGAACACATTGTATACTGAATGGTTTGCACAACTTGCGCAAATTATAGAAGATAACATCAATGAAGTAGAAGCTAGATTTACACCCAAAGATCCTATTAAAATGGACCAAGGTGGACATTCAAGCAGAGAGGGATGGACTCAAACACACAAAGTTATACGTGGAAATGTATTTGAAAAAGGTACAGTAAATTACTCGTGTGTTACTGGAGAGTTTGATCCAAAATTTGCAAAAGAAATTCCAGGCACAACTGATGAGAATAGAGAGTACTATGCCACAGGTATAAGTGTAGTATTGCACCCTACTAATCCTTGGGTACCAGCAATGCACTTCAACACAAGATACCTTAAGACACACGACAAAGAATGGTTTGGTGGTGGTATGGATCTAACTCCTTGCTTAGATGATGAGAAGTTTAAAGTAAAGTATCACCAAGAGCTTAAAAAGATTTGTGATTTATATGATACAACTTGGTACGATAAGTTTAGTAAAGCATGTGATGAATACTTTTACTTGCCACACAGAAAAGAAACAAGAGGTATCGGAGGTTTGTTCTTTGAATACTATTCACCAGAGGACATGGACTTTAAATTTGTAGAACGTATGGGCATTAAGTTTGCAGATGTAATGAGAACAACTGCAATTAACTATATGAACAACAACTACACAGACGAGCATAAAGATATACAAAAGATCAAACGTGGACGATATGTAGAGTTCAACTTATTATATGATCGTGGAACTAAGTTTGGTTTTAAAACAGGTGGTAACATGGAAGCAATCTTAATGAGCTTACCGCCAGATGTGAGTTGGCCGTGAACATTGGGATAGGTGCATTAACTGCTGCTATCTTAGCATTCATTGCTTGGGTCATAAGGAAGGTTAGAAATGAAGATAGGCGTTAGAGGAAGTAAACTAGCATTGCAGTATGCAAGTAGAGCAGCGGCTCTAATAAGTGACCCAGAGATTGTTACGATAAAAACAGAAGCAGAAATTAATCCAGACACGCCTATATTAGAAATGGGCGGCAAGGGAGTATTTTGTAAGGCCATTGAGCAGAAGTTATTAGATAACGAAATTGATATTGCTGTTCATAGTTTAAAAGATTTACCAAGAGACTCAGATGATGTTCTTGAGATATCAGCAGTACTAGATCGAAGCGACCCTAGAGATTGTGTAATAGGTGATCCTACAAAATTAGGTGCAAAGATAGGAACAGGTAGTCCTCGCAGAATTGCACAACTAAAAAGATTATATCCAGATGCAGAGATAGTTTCTATTAGAGGAAATATTGACACACGTATTTCTAAAGTAGAAAGCGGACAGTATGATGCTATTGTACTTGCTGTTGCAGGACTAGAAGCATTAGGATTAGAACACAAGATAACAAAGATATTTAACTTTGACGAAATGTTACCAGCAGTTGGTCAAGGTGTTATTGCATTACAAACAAGAAAGAAAAGTTCCGCAAGTTATTTGTTAAGCAGTTCGTCTGATCCAGACACATATAAAGGAGCAATGGCTGAACGCAAGATGCTTGAAGTTATAGATGGTGACTGCCATACTGCTGTTGGTTGTATATCTAGTGTTGTTGGAGACTGTCTAATGATTAGAGCCTACAACTTTGAAACAGATAAGTATAGTGAAGTAATAGGTAAGAAAGAAAACTATCTAGAACTTGGCGAACAACTAGGAACGAAACTTATATGAATGAAAAATTTACTAATGCCTGCAATAGGGTAGAACAGTCTTGCCCTCCGATATGGATGATGAGACAAGCTGGAAGATACCAGCAACCTTATATGGAGATGAAAGAGAAGTTTACCTTTGAACAAATGTGTAAGTTACCTAGGGTGGCTGCCGATGTAGCAATGCTACCAATTGATCAATTTGATTTTGATATTGCAATACTGTTTAGCGACATACTATTTCCTATTGAAGGACTAGGTGTGCCTTTAAAGTTTGCACCAGGTCCACAGTTTGAATGGTACATCAACGAAGACAACTATAAAGATCATAAGAACGTTTCACGTGCAGTAGAACACATGCACTTTCAGAAAGCTGCTGTTTCTGCAACTAGAGAGAAACTACATAAATCAAAAAGCCTAATAGGATTTGTAGGCGGCCCATGGACATTGTTAAATTATGCTACAGGTAAAAAACCTAACATGGATTTAAAATGGAAAGCAGCGTACATGGAAGAAGTAATTGTTCCTGTGCTATCACGTAACATACATTTACAACTAGAAGCAGGTGCAGAGAAAGTTATGATACTTGATAGTGGTGTAGCCAACATGAGTGAGTCTTTCTTTAAAACACATTACGTTAATCTATTACAACCACTAATAGATTCTGATACAGGATACTATACACAACATCTAAATCATAAGTGTTTACCTACACTGTATAGAATGGGCTGGGCAGGATTAGGTATTGATAGTGGAGTTGATATACATAGAACGTTTAAGAAATATCAAGATGGATTTATACAAGGCAACTTCGATGAGAAGTTAATGATGACACCTGGACTATACCTAAAGAAAGAAATATCGGAATGGCTTGACAGCATGGAGCGTATTGATAGAACTGGTTGGATATGCGGACTAGGACATGGCATACATAAAGAGACACCAGAGGACAACGTAAAACTATTTGTAGACATGGTTAGGGAAAGATTTGAATGAGGCTGATACAACCGTATTTTATTAGTAATCAAAATAACGGTGATGATTGGATCAATTCATCTAAGCAATCTGTACTTGGTAACGACAATCATACTTGGTCAGTTAAAGGTGCAGTAGATACTATTGGTAGAGATATTATACTAGGTGTCCAAGACATTTTAGTATTTGTTATACCAGACAAGACGGAATCCCCAGATTGGGAATTAAACAAGCGTGTTGTCAGCGAAATTAAAGCAGCACACGGAGATAAAGTAAACTTACATGTTGATATATGTTTGTGTTCTACTACGCTAGATGGGCATTGTTGCTATCCTGAGGACATGAATAAAACGTACGATCAACTACTTCAACAAGCAACTGCTGTACACGAAGCAGGAGCAGATGTATTAGCACCTAGTGACTGTCAAGACCAAACTGTGTTAGTACTTAAAGAAAATCTAAAAGCAAAAGTAATGAGCTATTCAACAAAGTTTAGGTCAGCATTCTATGATGGGTTTAGACAAACTATTGGTGTTGAAAAAGGAATACACAGAGGTTATCAATTAGATGTAAATGATAGAGAACTTGCAATTTGCCGTAGTCAAAAATATCACAGAGACGGTGCTGATATGTTAATGGTAAAGCCTGGCATGACTAGTATTGATCTTATTATTCCTATTAAAGAAGCAACAGGATATTCTGTTCCTGTAGGTGTTTATCAAACAAGTGGCGAGTATATTGGTTTACAACGTAATGGTTGGTTGGTTTATGAAATGTTAAAAGAAACACATGATGTTTTTAAACGTGCAGGTGCTTCTTATATGATTACTTACGGTGCTAGGGAATTACTTAAACAAAAAGACTGCTAACTGATTCTTCATTGGTTATTCTACGCATTGCTTCACCGAACAAAGGTGCTACACTTACCTGACGTGTTTTCTTACAACCCTTAGGACAACGACTTGAAATAGTATCTGTAATAACTAATTCATCTAATACTGACTTCTCAATCTTTTGACATGCATCGTTACTTAATACACCATGTGTGATATATGCACGTACACTAAGAGCACCTGCATCCATAATTGATTTGGCTGCACTGCAAAGTGTTCCGCCACTATCAATAATGTCATCTACTAGAATAGCATGACGACCTTTAACATTACCAATCAAGTTCATTACTTCTGACTTTCCTGCTTCAGGACGCATTTTATCTACAATAGCAATGTCACCTGTAAACATATCAGCAAACTTACGAGCCCTTACTGCACCACCTGCATCTGGAGATACAAATACTGTACCTGCTTGATTAACTTCTGGGTCATCAATAATACCAATAGTGCGTTTGATGTCTTTTGCAAATATTACACGACTTGTTAAATCATCTACAGGAATATCAAAGAAGCCCTGTATCTGTCCTGCGTGTAAATCCATAGTTAAGATTCTATCTGCACCAGATGTTGTTAATAGGTTAGCAACTAGTTTTGCCGTAATAGGTGTTCGACTTGCACTCTTACGATCCTGTCTAGCATAACCATAGTAAGGAATAACTGCTGTAATACGACTAGCACTTGATCTACGTGCTGCATCAATCATTACCATTAGTTCCATAAGACTATTGTTGACGGGCTGACTTGTGCTTTGAATAATAAAAACATCTTCGCCTCTAACGTTTTCTAAAAACTCTACGCTAGATTCTCCGTCTGCAAATGTTGAAACTTTGGCTGGTACAAGATCACTAAAACAATGTTCAGCGATCTCTTGTGCTAATTTAGGATTAGCATTTCCGGTAATGATTTTCATTTTCAAATGTAGTCCTTTCTTGGTGTGATGTTGTACTTATATAATAACATGTATTTTCTCAAAGATCAAGAAAAATTAAAATGAACTCGTGATCTTTTTCCTCCACTTGGATTGAAGTTGTGGATAACTTTTACGTCTTGGCTTTGTTGATTAAGTAGTGTCTTTGTTCTAAAATCAAAGATAACTTTACTATCACTGGTTGTATGTTTTTCTACCAAACTCTTATAAGTCTTAGCAGGATAGTGAAAGCCACAACTTAGCCAACTACTAACTAGATCAAATGTTATACCTTTGGGTATGTTTATATTGTTAGCATCAACAAAGTTATATTTGATTCCACGCGAATCCCAATATTCTTGTAAGTCTGCAACTGGCAGATAAAACTTAAAGTCTCCTACTTCACCCCATGTTGCTTTTCGTGGTCTATCGATAGTAGTCTGAAAGTCTCCTTCAAGCAACCATAGTTCAGTTCCGTACTTCTTTTGAAACTGCTCACTAACATATGCATAGCCGCAACCGATATCTAATATACGTTTAGGAGGATGGAAACCAAGATACGAATCTATCTCATTGAAGCAGTCTTGTGCTGATTGTTGGTATTTAGGTTTTATCCAAGTGTATGGGTAAAACTCTTTTATTTGATTATTGTTTTCCATTAATATCCGTTTTCTTGGTTACGCTGTTCTTTAAACTTTTAAAGACACATCCAAAAAACCATATTTGGCAAATTATTAGGTATTCATCAAACATGTTCTTGCCAGGCATAAAGTATGCAACCTGGTCACCGATTGTTGCTGCCCAAAGTAACATAAGGAAAAATGCAACAAATGGTGTTAACAAAAACTTGGTCATGCTTTCACTAAACTTTCTCTAAATATTTCCCAGGCTCGTTCCCAAGACCATAGCTTACTTTCATTGTATACTTGTTTTCTATCTAAGTCAAGAGCGTTTGTTACAGAAGTGTTAAGATTTTTATCCATAATGCCTGTGACTCCTTGTTCGATTACATCTAAAGGACCTTGTACCGGATAGGCAGCAACAGGAGTACCACAAGCCATAGCTTCTATCATTACCAGTCCAAAAGTATCCCAACAACTAGGAAACACAAACACATCTGCCTGTTGATAATAATCCGCAAGTTCCTGTCCTCGCTTTGCGCCTACAAACATAACATCTGGATATTTCTTTTTGTATTCTTCAAGTTTAGGTCCATCGCCTACTTGTATCTTTGTGCCTGGAACTTCAAGTTCATAAAACTTTTCAAGATTCTTTTCAGTACTAACACGGCTGACATTGAGTAGTACAGGCATTGCAGAACGAGTTGTCCTCGCGGCAGGTTTGAATAGTTCTCTATCAACACCTCGTGTCCACGGCTTTACATTATCTCCAAACCCGTGTCTTTTTAAT